CTCTAGTTGTTTTATGATGTCATCTATTTCAGGCGCATAGGGTCTAGCCTCTGCCTTGCTATCTTCCTCACCGCAGGGTGTCTCAGCGTGCTTAGTCATAGCCCACCCAGAGAAAGACCAACCGCACACTCCACACTTAGGCATTGGCGTTCTCCTCCTCTGCCCCTGCCCATATAGCCTCCACATTGACACTCCACGCATAGGAGTTGTCCATTTGATCCACTAGCGCCCTTGCTTCCTCCTCAGAATTGGCTCGGACGTAGTAGGTTTCTGTCTTGCGTATCCCATACTCACGCATTACTCGTTCTCCCATCTCGTAGAACTTTCTCTGCTTGTTCGGTTATTGTGTCAAAGATTTCGTGGATTTCTGCCATTGGAATAGCCTCCACTTTTTCGACAGTTTTCGCCCATTGTTCGGGTGTGATTTCTTGCTCAAGGTGATCTGTTACTGCCACCTTGTCGAAATACAGAACGATAATCTCCTCATCGTTTTTGTATTCCTCTAGTTCCTTTAGTAGTTTTTCCACCTTCATTTGCTTTCCTCCTCCTTTAGTTTTGCCACTAGGTCGTTCCAATACATCTTGGCTTGGTCGCTGATCTCTGCTTGATACCAGAGGCTAGTCATAGCCTCGTCTAATTCTTGTAATGCGCTCACTTGCCTCTCCTTGCTCTGATAGCCCATAAGGGCGGGTTATTCTTTAGGTTTTCTAGTTCTTGTTTATGCTCATCGCATAAGGTTAGGTAATCGTTCTCTAACTCGCACTCACAGGTCATTACTCGCCCACCTCCCACTTACTCAGCACCCACAACACGCCACCAATAATTAGGGCGTAGGTTATGACCTGCCCTAACCCGTTGATCCAATTCAATGACACCTCAAACATCACGCACCTACCTTTTGCCCTGCGGGGATATGGTGGGAAAGCCATCTAACAATGTTGGAGCCATATGCGTGGGGGTAATCCATCACGCCGAAAGGTGTCGCTAGGTATTCGCCCGAAAATGTCATTTTCTCATCATAAGCAAACACACGCCCCGATGTGTGGGCATTATCGTTTAATACCTTTTGCGCTTCGATAGATAGTTGTTCAATATAGGCGGGGGAAAGGTCGCGGTTAGTAAATACAAAATCCGCCCCAAAATGGACTAGTGTCGGCTCGTTATCTCCCTCAAAATAAACAAGGCCGTCGTGATATTCCTTAAGGTCTATTGACCCATCAAAAGTCGCGCCTTGATATCGCTTGGCAATTTTATCCACATCACTAATAAATGGACCATCTACCCAACTCACATCAATAGAAGCGCCCCCCGAATAGGTGTGAGACCTAACCGAAAACTTAGTGGCGGGGAATTGCGCTTTCAATGCCACCCGCAATAGTTTTGCGGTGTCGGCGCAGGTTATATACTTTTTTTCTTTCACTTTCTTATCCTTTCGTATTGGAGGCTAGTTCCTCCCCTCCCCTCAAGGATAGACTAACCCTTGAGGGAAAAGCAAGCACTAGCAGATCGCATTGACCGCCTCTCTCACCTCCTCGTAAGAAACCTCGCCCCTGCCGTATCTACGAACTAGGGCGCGAACCTCCTCGTCCTCCTGTATTGCTTGAACTACGTCGGCAGGGTGGCAGAACATCTCCCCCGCTAGGCATTGGATTAGATTTACCGCACTCATCTCCGCTTTCATCGCTTCCCCTCACAATTTACAGAGTGAGCGATTGAGTCCATCGCCTCGCGGTAGGTTTCGGCATACCCGAAAAAGGCCACAAGGGAATTGAGCGGTGTGTATTGGTAACGATAGGCAAAAGCGCCCGTCTGACCTGTTGCGCTAATTTCCCACTCTGAAACAATGGAGGCAAGGCAGACGCAGGCGGTTAGTTCGCCACATTCGGGGCAGGTGTCGTGATATTCGGTTGAAGCGTATTCGCAGTCAATAAGGGTGTGTGACATTTTTTATCCTTTCAGAATGAGCGCGGAGTGCGCCCTTTTGGGGCGAGTGTATAGCAAGGCTTATCTAACACGCAAGGGGAAAAGGGCGGGCGTGTCGGTTATGTTCGGTCAGACCTTTATCGGTGTCGGTGGGGTAATTACGAAACAATACTGTTGTGAAATAGAACAGTTGTTCGGATCTAAACTATAGGTTGAGGGTTGTGAGTTCGCTGAGGATTATTAGAAACGGCTCACGGGGAAATGTTAGAAAGTAGGCAGGCGATTAGGGGGAGAGTGTGCCAGTAAGGGAACATCTCTCTCTGAGTGGTCTGACCAGTTCCCTTTCTGCCCTGTTCGGTCTGCCTGCCTGCCAAAAAAGAAGCCAACAGTCAGCAAAGGTGACCCCGTGGTGATAAAATTTGACCGCCCGATATACATATACCCACTACAAATATCTCTGCTAAAGTGAGATCTTTGTCCGATTTGTGTATAAAGATGCCGTGAATAAGGTGACGTTCGTCACATAATAGAGAAATGACCTATTTTTTCTGCCTTATATATAGTAGAGGGAGCAAATGCGGAACAGCCCTAGCATTTGCGACCGACAAGGGCGCTGCGCTGGCGCTACGCGCCCCTTGAAAGGGGTACCATCGTACCCCTCGCTGCGCTGTGGCTTGCTCGGGCGCTCAAGCACCATCAAGGTGCGGAGCGCGGCTCCGCTTTTAGTGGGGATAGTTGTATCTATTCCACAATAGAAAGAATTATGGTCCACAATCCCAATCAAGTAAAAGAGGCTGAACGAGCCAAGAAGGTTATCCTCCAGTGTATAGCCGACGGTATGACCGTCGAGCAGTCCTGTAAGGTGGCTGGCAAGTCAATCAAGACCTATGAGTACTATCGTAGATCTGATGCTGTCTTCAAACAGTTGGCTGATAGAACCAGACTTGGTAGCCTAGAAAAGAACTTCGCAGAAGAGACTGCTAAGGATCTAGATTTTGTTACCTGGCGCAAGAAGTACCTCAAGCAAGAGACTTTCCCCCACCAGAAGAATTTGATTGATGTCATAGAAGGCCGTGAACCAGGATGGTTCCACCCCGCTATGAAGTACGAAAAGGGTCTGGCAGATAACCGTATCCTTTTGAACATCCCACCGAATCACGCTAAGTCCATTACCGTGACGGTGGATTATGTAACCTACAAGATTGTCAATAACCCGAACTTTCGGGTACTCATAGTTTCCCAAACCCAGCGTTTAGCGGCTGACTTCCTTTATGCTATCAAGCAGCGACTGACGCATCCAATGTACGAAGAACTACAGCAGGCATATGCCGCTGGGGTTGGGTTCAATACTAAGACCGCTTCTTGGCAGGCCACCCGTGTCACCTTCGGTGATGAACTACGGGAGTCTAGTGAGAAGGATCCGAACCTAGAAGCCGTAGGTATTGGTGGTCAGATTTACGGTAAGCGTGCCGATATGATCATCATAGATGACGCAGTGACGTTATCCAACGCAAATGACTTTGAAAAACAGATCAAGTGGCTTACCCAAGATGTACGAAGCCGTCTCAACCCCACAGGTAAATTGATTGTGGTAGGTACCAGAGTCGCAGCCGTAGACCTCTACAAAGAATTACGCAACCAAGACCGTTATCCAGGTGGGTTAGTTCCTTGGACTTATCTGGCGATGCCAGCCCTTCTTGAAACCCACGAAGATGCAAACAAGTGGGTCACTCTATGGCCTTACTCAGATCAACCTTTTGATGGACAAACAGAAGACCAGAAAAACGAAGATGGTCTATACCCCCGTTGGAATGGAAAACATCTATATGCAGAACGACAAGCAATGGATGCCAGCACCTGGGCGCTCATCTACCAGCAACAAGATATCTCAGACGATGCCATCTTCGATCCTGTCTGCGTCAAAGGTTCCATTGATGGTATGCGTAAGTCTGGCCGTCTTGTCCCTGGGCATCCAGGTCATCCTCGTGATCTTAGCGGCTTTAGTTTTATATGTGGTCTGGACCCTGCAATGGTTGGCGACACTGCCGCTGTTTGCTATGCTATTGATCGTACTTCCCATAAGCGTTATGTTGTTGACGCGATAAAGATTACTAGACCTACTCCAGCACAGATTCGTCAGTTGATTACTGACTGGACAAATGTCTATACCCCTTCTGAGTGGATTGTAGAACGTAACGCATTCCAGTCCTTCCTTACCCAAGATGAAGGCATCCGCCAGTTCTTGGCTTCTAAAGGAACGCTATTGCGGGAACACCACACTGGTAATAACAAGTGGGACTCAGGCTTTGGTGTTGCTTCGATGTCTACATTGTTTGGTACAAAACAGCAAGACGGAAAGCATCATAGAGATAATCTCATTCATCTACCCAATGATCAAACTGAGAATATCAAGTCATTTATAGAACAACTTATTACCTGGTCGCCTACGACCAAAGGTAAGACAGATATGGTGATGGCTCTCTGGTTCTGTGAGATTAGAGCAAGGGAGATGCTCAATCAAGGAATCCACGCAACGCATCATTTGAAGAATCCATTTTTATCACGCTATGAAAAAAGCAAGAGAGTAGTTATCAATATAGATGAACTCCTTGCTGAGCAAGAACGACAGTTTATCTAAGGAGAACCACGTG